GGCAAAAAAGCATCTGGTACAAATTCAGATGAGATAATTGAAAAAGAATTATCTTTGTCAGGTGTACAAAGACCTATAACGGAAGATCAACTTGCTGGCGATTTCATAAATTGGTTTAAATTTGGCGATTTCTCTGGATACCTAATAGAAAAACCAGCATAATGGCAGCTTCAGCAACAACACAAGCGGAAACAGAAATGCGTATTGCAAGATGTGCAAGAATAATCGCTAACGGCGGTAGAAGGTCTGATTGTATTCAATACGCTGCAACAAATTGGGGGGTAGGCAAAAGAACTGTTGACAATTATTTAAAAGAAGCAAGGGCACAATTACGAGCAGATTGGGACATAGAAAGACCACAAATGATTGCTGATTTACTTAGTCAGTGCAGTACTTTACAGATGGAAGCAAGAAGAAATGGTCAACTCAATATAGCTCTTGGTGCGATCAACACTGCGGCCAAGTTAGCAGACCTTTGCTCATGAGTATCCTTGAAACAGTTAAAAAAGGTCATGTTTTATTTGGTGATGGCTTATTTGATATACCTTCTACAAAAACAGTTCAAGATAAAATTACATCCAATCTACTACCGCATCAAGAAAAGTTTTGCTCAGATACAGAACATAGAAAATTAGCATTGGTTTGTGGTTTTGGTGCTGGTAAGACATACGCTCTTGTAAGTAAATCAATATTATTGGCATCTATGAATGTTGGTCATATATCAGCAATTTTTGAACCCACGGCACCCATGCTAAGAGACATACTGATGCGAACTATGAATGATTTGCTAGATGAATGGCAGATACCATATACATTTAGAGCCAGCCCTTTACCAGAATATCAACTGCAATTTAAAGAAGGTGTACACACTATTTTGTTAAGAACTATATTGACCTACCAAAGATTGCGTGGTCAAAACTTATGTGCTGTTGGTTTTGATGAAGCAGATACTGTTGCAAAACGAGATGCCGAACAAGCAATGAACATGGCACTTGCTAGACTGCGGTCAGGTAATGTTCAACAGTTTTACGCCACTACAACACCAGAGGGTCACTCATGGGCGTTTGATACTTTTGAAAAAAACGCCAAAGAAGATACTAGGTTAATAAAAGCGAAAACATCTGATAACCCTTATCTGCCAGAGGGTTTCATTGATTCATTACTAGAAAACTACCCACCACAACTGATACAAGCTTACCTTAATGGGAATTTTTGCAATCTAACCTCGGGGCAAGTCTATGATAAGTTTGATCGCAAAATTCATGTTCTACAGAATAATCAATATGTTGATGATAATGAACCTTTACGAATTGGAATTGACTTTAATATTGGCAACATGAACGCAGTTATTGGTGTAGCAGTTGGTAATAAATTTATTGTTATAGATGAAATTGCAAAAAGCCACGACACCGACAGCATTGCAAAGGAGATCAAAAGCAGATACCCTTTCAACAAAATATATATCTATCCTGATGCGTCAGGTGGAAACAGAAGCACAAATGCTACAAAGACCGATATCCAAATATTGGAAACTTACGGATTTGTAAATCAATCTGCTTTGTCTAACCCACCAGTTCGAGACAGGGTAAACTCTGTTCAAGGTTTATTGTTAAATGGTAAAGGCGAAACAAGATTAATGATTTCTAAAAAGGCTGTAAAGCTGATTGAATGTTTAGAATTACAAAGTTATAACGAAAGAGGAGAACCAGACAAAGATGCAGGGTACGATCATATGAATGATGCGCTAGGTTACATAACTTGGCGGTTGTTCAATCCCTTACATATGGGGGCTGGTCGCAAAACTGGTATTAGGCTTTATTAAGA